TTAAATCATCAACGTTTGATATATCTCTTTCAAAGAGAAAATCATTCGCAACCGCAGAATTTGATTTTAAAAAGCGTTGTTCTGATGGACATACTTGTCGCATAATATCCGGAAATGTAAAATCAGTGTTTTTACCAGGTCTATGATTTTCGAATACTCTACGTATTTGTTCTTTTTCATTATCCATGAGAGAACCGTCAAACAAATTAATAACACCATTAATTGCGTTTTCTTTGGTTGTAGGGTTTTTTTTAAAATTTTCGCCAATATTTTTAATAGGGGTTTTAATATTATTACAATCAACCGCACCACCCTTTTGTTCCGGCAATGGATTAAGTTGAATATATGTCTCAAACGCATCATTCAGGTGATCGATATTGATTTGTTTGGATGGATTCTCAATGAGACCAAATAAATAAAACTGGGTTTCGTATATTAAAATATCAATAAAATCAATGTTCGTCTTATCATTATATGTTATGCCACTCTCTTGAACAACGTCGAAACCAACAGGGTTACTATCTTCAATATAATTAGAAATAATATGGATTAAAAACCATTTTAATATATTTCGAATTGGTGAATTAAAACTTGACCCACCAAACACAAAATTAACCTTTCCTGAAAAGACCGTTTCCAATTCTACATGAGATGAACCCCGATATAAATAAAACGCAACCGTCCGATAAAAATTCAAAAATAAAGGCAAAATACTTTGTTCAATGATTGTAGGTTCGGGTACAGCATCAATCAAGTCTTTCACCGCAGAACTAATCAAAGTATTATCTGGCATTTGTCTATTTTGCAATGGAGACAATATAAGGTCTTGTACTCTCCGATAATCAACTTTTATTGGACTGGTCCCGCCTTTTTTCACTTTTTCAAATTGATTATTTAGATTTCGAGCAACCCCATTTTTTGAATTGATAACTTTTACTAATTCTTTAACTGTGGTGTTTAGTTTTTCCCATCGTTTCCTACCCATAGTTGAAGAAAGATTCATATCATGTATAAAATCATGTCCGATCACGTCTGCTAAATAGAAGGAAATATTCGTAGAGCCATTTTCTTGATCCAGTATTAATTTATATTCTCCCTCTTCCATACAAATACAAACTATAATAATATGACTCTTATATTCATATTATTGGATTGATTTACTGGTTATTATATTATTTTATTCGTTTTTGGAAATCAAGGCATCAAAACATTTATCCGCATTTTCTTTCTTATACAAAAACATGATTGATTGAATTTCTGCTGGAGTTAATGATTCTTCTTTATACCCACTAAAATCATATTTTCCAATTTCTTCAGCATTCATATCAAATTTGAATTGGAACATGTCTTTCAACATTTGTCTAGATGCTTTTTTAAATTCATGTCGATAATCAATGCGTCCGGGTCTTAATAATGCGGGGTCAATCCTGTCTGGATGATTGGTAGTAAATATAAACATCGCATTATGAAGTTCGATTACACCATCTAATACATTCAAAACGCATTCTAATGTGAGTGTATCACCAGATTTATCCATTTGTTTATCGAGAGGTGAAACTGAACTGGACACGGTTTTTAATAATTTGCCTAATCGCGTTTTTTGGTCTAAATTTTTCAATGAAGACAACCATTTTTTATCAGATGGTTTATTAAACATTTCACCGATTTTAGTTTCCATCGTTTCGCCGTCTTTTGCATCATCTTTTTCATCATTAACCAATTCTTCATTTAACATACAAAATCCAGGTTCGTCAGTTGTATCGCGTTTTTTCAATATAGAACAATGATTCGCATCAAAATCTTCAATAATAAAACATAATTCATTCAATCCATATTGGATGTCATTGATTTTTCCAGACCTGAAAATATTCGAGAATTCAGTGCATGTTTTGATACGATTTAAATTCAAATAAACACCATGTCTCTTTGTTAAATTCAAAATCGCCTTGATAGTTGTCGATTTGCCACAACCAGGTATGCCATGAAATAACATTCCGGCTTTGAATGTGACACCTGACCTCATATAAGATTCTTGGGCTTCTAATTGAATCGTTTCATCATTGATAAATTGACTTACATATTGAATCATGTCGGATTTTCCTTCGAAAAACACATTTTTATCCAAATATTTATTGCTTTTAAAACGGTAAACCCTATATTTTCCGTCTCTATAATCTTCATCATCGCTATCATTATCTTTCCCCATGTATTCAAAGATTTTATGTCCAATTTGTTTATCATGATTAACACGACTTTCCAAATAATCCTGTTCACATGTTTTTAAAAATTCAAAAATGCATGTAGTTTTTCCCGGTTGTTCCACGGACAATTCGAATGTTGTTAAATAGACCTCTACATCATGGATACGTTCTTCCATAGGCTTATATTGAACCCGACAATGAATTCCATTTGGCAAATCAAATTCCGAATTTCCAGGAACAAATAATATGTTATTATTCGCCATGGAACGTTCATTACAATCTTTTATACGCAAATAATTCATCGATTCATAATATTCATTTACATTCATTTGACATTTACGCCGCAAATACTCTATAAAACCCCTATATTTTGCGCTGGTTTGTACTCGTTTCTGTTTCTCCGATGAATATTCATGGGAATAAGTGATAATATGAGGTTTTAAATAAACCATACTTCTCTTATGAGTTTCAGTTTGAATACAATAAATATGCCTCATCAATGTATGAAATTCATTTAACCACGTTTTTTTAATATCCGATGGTTGAATCTCATACCATAAATAAACCATCGCTGCTATAAATACGATTGAACTTGTAATCATATTATTACTTGCATTTGTATATTGATTTAATAATTGATTTGTTATTGTAAGACGATATATATCACGGAAATCCATATTATTGCACTAAGTAATAATATAAATATGATGATTTCTAAATTGTTTCTATTTATTATGAGGACCTTACAAATGTAAAAAACAATAAACTTGCTAATCCTATCGACATGATAACACCGATATAAGCAGCAGAATCAATTGATTGTTGAGAGACACTTCGATTTGAATTTTCGATAATATCCTGTAATTTTGGGTCATATTCACCTCTTAGATTGTTAATTTTTGTGACTAAATTATTGATATGATTCATAGAAGTGTCATATGTGGTTTTACTAACGCGGTCAGCTGCAGTAATTGCGCCAAGTGCGGCATTCAAATCATTTACAGCCCTATTAAGATTGTCGGTTTCAGTTGTTAAATTGTTGGTCACAGTGTAACGATTGGTACTCGGTTGTAGAGAATATGTATATGCGTCATTATCACAACCACGGCTACTAAATGTGGTATTAACAGCTTCGGTAGCACCTGTAAATTGTTTAGTAGTAGGGTTGAATGTTACGCTTTGCGGAAGATTTTCAATAATGTATTTACATGTTCCTAATTTAAAATAAGCATCATTATATTCATTTAGTCTTTTGATAACGTTCTTTTCCAAACCAAATATTGTTTTATCGGTGTCAGTATTACCAGTATCTGTCAAACTAGCACTTGGATAATTGTTTAAATAATAATTAGTACTCATTTAATATATTATTTCGACATATAGTTAATGGTTCCTAACATGAGAGCAATTCCAAAAGCAAGATGAAAATTATGAAGAACATTGCGATTGTAAAAAGCAAGTTCATCGGAATAAGCACCTCCTGCGGTCAGATGTGATTTTACTAAATTATTATATTCATCCACATTTCTTTTATATGCTATAGCCTGTGGACAATTCACAGTGCTTGTTGAATCGGAACTCTGTATACATGTTGCAGAGGTGGCATCTTGATATAATTGGTCATTGGTGCTAAAAGGTTCGATTGGTTGATTATCAGTTCTTTTACGATGGAAAAAATATTGAGAGCCGTCCATTTACACTTTACATACACCACTATTTGAATCACAATGATGTGTCGATTCGACAGAACCTCCTTTGAATATACTGCTAAAGGACGACTTTCCACCCCCCATAAATAACAAAAAAGCAAACACCGCAATTAACAAAAACAAAACATTGGTTTCCATTTGGATGAACAAGAGAAAATAATCTCTATAAAATATATAATGGCTCTCCCGAGTATTCTAAAATATATCAATATACCAGCATTTATTATCAGTTTAGCAATTGGAATCTTATATGTGTATACAGTTGCGCCAGATATGCGGAAAATAACCGTATATCCAACTCCAGATAATGTAGATATTGTTCAATATAAAGATTCAGCAGGAGCCTGTTTTAAATATAAACAAAAAGACACAAAGTGTCCAGCAGATTCATCGAACATAACTCAATTAAAACCTTCTGCTCCTGTGTCCACGTCCACGTCTACTTAATTTTTTCTTTCTTGTGCCTCCATAGGTTGGACGTTTTCGTTTATTTTGCTTATGAGAATAGTCGCGAACACGTTTAAGAGTTTTTGGTGAAAGAGCAGATGCATTTCCAGGTCGTTCATCTAGAGTACATACATTACAAGCATAATCAACAATATTCATATAATCAAATTTTAGCCTCTCACAAAATAATTCACATATCGTTTTTAAATCTGTTTTTTCATCATTATCAATATTTAACATATCTTTTAATGTATCATGCTCATTTAATATATTCATGATTTCTTCTTTATTCGGACAATCACTCGATTCAATATAGTCTTTGAATGTTTGATAATCAGATTCATCAAACAGATTTAGTTTACGATTTGGCATAAAATTTGTAGGGTCCTCTGTATTAACATAATTAACAGTTCCATTACTAGTTTTTTGCAAAGTTAAATCCATAAAATAAATTCCCAACCCGTAATTATCATCATCGTTAAAAATGTAATTTTTATTATATGACACATTCACTATATTTCCACTATTATAATCTGGTATTTCATTCTTCATTTGTATTGTGATTTCGCTTATTTTTACCGCATCTTCGTCGTCCGAGTCAATCTCTTTTTTTAATTCTTCATTCACTTGTTCTTCGGCAAATTTTCCATATTTATTATTTATTGTTTCTAAATATTCATTTAATATATCACGAGTTGACGTTGACGTTGGTTCACCATAATTATGTTGTTCAAACACGTTTCCTAGTATATCAAGCATTTGGGTTACATTGTAAAAATCACCTGATTCTTGTGTTGGAATTAATCCATAAGCACCTAAACCACATAATGTTGTAAGTGTTACATTATCATATTTTTGTTTCTTATTTAGTTTTTGTTTTATGTTACATTCACCATGTCCATAAATTGCGATAGTTATAATAGATTTGGTAGTAGTGTCTTGCATAAATATAATATCATTAGATATTATATTATGAGTCAAGAAGAGAAAAAGAATGCGATAAAAACATTAACTGACCGCGGGTTTACCCAAGTCACCGCAGAGAAAAGTTTAAATGACATTTTTGAAAAAGCCGATGTAGCCGCGATGAATTCGATATCCAGTAAAAAAAATCCGAATTTTATATTTAGGCAACTATTAAACAAATTAAAAAAAGCACAGAAAGTACACCAAAAGCCAACCAGAAAACGAGAGCGTTCAGAAGGTTATGAAACTGATGAAGATTGGTCAACCCTACCTCATGCTAGATTAACTGGAAAAACACCGAATCCATTTAACAAAAAAAGCAAAAATGGTGGAAAAACAAGAAAGAATCGTAGACGACGTAATCGTAATCGTAAACACTAAAACATGGATGTATTGCTTTTACATTTATTGGGTACAACATAAGAGCCTCCTGCACGTACTCTCCTTAATGCTTCTCTTTTCGTATTTGTATCTTTCGTTTCAACAAACGACATTTGTTTTTGGTCAGTGTTTAGAGAGCCTACACCGATTTCAGCGACACGGCGTTTACGAATTATATCAGAAGCATCTCTACAACCACCCGTGAATTTTTTCAATTTATAAGTTTGAATTTCTTTCTCTTTATTCTCTGCGACTACAGTGTCCATATATTCGCGTCGATTCATAGCAAATGATGATTGTCCATCACTTGTTAAATCTTTTACAGGCATTCCACGAGGAACATTTGTTGTTCTATATGGATAAAAAATAGGTACAATACCATTCATTTACATAAGGAAACTATTATTCATAAAGGCGGTATCCCCCCTATTAGAATTGATAAAATATTTAGGATTTATATGGAATACGAACATCGTTCAAAATGCTTGGCTTATATGAGAAAACATAAAATCAAAGACCTGAAAGATTGGCGCAACAAAATGCTAGAGATTAAAAGACCATATAAGTTTGGTCTCGATGCTGAAAAAGACCCAGAATTTATTTTATTATCTCAATGTAAACCATATGTAGGTGAAAATACGGATTATGGATTTTTTCGGTCAAACACACCATCTCCACCAAAACCAAAACCAAAGAAAACAAGAAAACGAGAGCCATCGCCTAGATCAAGTTCTCCAAATTCCATTGAATATCCATATCTTCGACGTTGTCCGAGAGGAAGACGCCGAAGTAAAATTACGCACAAATGTGTTAAGAAACCTAAAATCTAAATATTTATTTGCCAGATAATTTCTTGAAAAAGTCCAACATTTCATTTTTATCACAGATTCTCACTGCTGAACAAATATCTCTCACACCTTTTGATTGAAATCCTCTTAATGAATAAAATTCAGGTTTCGACATCAAGAGAGTTTTATAATATAAATAGGGTCCGTGTTTTCCAATACGGACGCTCAAATCATCTCCAAATTCTCTGATTACCGTTTTTGCTAATGGTTTTCGAACCCCATTTCCAGTTCCATCTAAATATCCCATAATATCTTCCATTTTTATCTCTCCTAATGTCTTTGTTGTTTGGATAGCAATCCGTTTGATTTCTTCTTGTCCTGCCGGTGTATATTCTAGATAAGGTCCATATTTTCCAGTTTTTAAATATACAGGAACACCTCCATATTCTCCCAAACAATCGTTATCAATCTCTACTAATTCTGAATAAGTATATTCTCCTCTCTCCAATTTCTCTTTATCAATGATTGTCCCTTTTTTAATACTTTTAAATATTGTTTTCAAGAGCCCTTTCAATACCGGTTGTCCTTTTTGATAGACAACAACATATTCTTCTGTATCGGATAATCGGAAATTCTTTTTCTCTGGATTGATTTTTTTCACTTGTTTTATGAGAGTCTGAAGTTCTTCATCCATTTTTTTACATAAATTCGACATCATAGAATGTGCATCTGATGCCAATGCAGCCTCTGCGATTTTATCCAAATCATCTTCCATCGATTTCGTATAATCATAATTGAAAACAGGTTCGAAATATTCCATTAAAAATTGGATTACATCGGTTCCAATATTCTCAATTACTAATTTCTGTTTCTCTCCACCAATTTCTTTTTCTACAGGTTTGGATACGATTTCTGAACTCCCTGATAGCAATGTATATTCCGTTGTTTTCATTTGTTTTCCAGGAACATCTCTCTTTGTTACATAATTTCTCTGTTGAATCACATCAATTAACATTGACATGGTTGATGGCCTACCAATCCCTTTCTCTTCCAATTGGTCAATTAAACCACCCTCATTATAATGTGATTGTTTTCCTTGAAATGATAATGCCGAATAAATTTTACGATAAGAGGCTTTTATCGGTGTTTTCGACATTGAAATCGTCGCAATCATTGTCGACATATCTGATATTTTTCTATTGTCGGTTATAGCAGTAGTCGCCGCATCTTTTATTTTGACAAGGTCTTCCGCATATTCGAAACCTTTATTTCTGGGAACTTCATAATTCGATTTGTATTGATGATTATCGGGGGCACTAATATAAATCGGTTGAATATCATATGTCGCATCAATCATACACGATTGTATAGTATTTAACCAAATAAATTGATACATTCTGTTGAGTTGAGAGGCATTCTCTACATCGAGAGCCAGATAACGGATTTCGGGATTAGTAACACGAATACATTCATGAGGGAGGTTTGCGCCGGAATTTTCAGCGCGAATGAGAGCCAATCGTTCTTCGGATGCAACCAAATCTTTTTGACCTGGCCATTCTTTTCCTTTTATAAATTCCACGACTTTTTCCATGAATGAACCTGACATCAATGTACTGTCCGTTCTCATATAAGTAATACATCCCATTTGATATAATGTTTGACATAATTTCATGGTTTCTTTCGGACTATATCGCAAATATGAATTTGCCGCTTGTAAAAGTGCCGTTGTTTTGAATGGTTTTGGTGCTTTACGAACACTTAATTTCTTCTCTCCGACAGAGAATGTATGATTATGTTCACGGGATTTTTCCAAAAACGCGGTCACCTCGGATTCTTCTTCAAATGTATGTGTTAATTCCATTGTAATATGAGTAAATTCACCTATGATTTTATGATAGGTTTCCATGACTTTCGCGGAATTCTCTCTCTCGTTTTCATAAACAAGATGGAGAGCCGGTGTTTGACAACGTCCAGCAGAGAGATGTCCATTACTACAAATATATTTCCATAAAAGTGGACTAACACGATAACCAACAAGTAAATCAAGTACTTGTCGAGCATGTTGAGCATAAACAAGACTCATATTTACCGTTCTTGGATTCGCTAATCCGATTTGAATTGCTGGTTTTGTAATTTCATGGAAAACAATACGCGGGGTTGTTTCGAGAGGCAAATCAAATGTTTGACAGATATGCCATGCGATTGCCTCTCCTTCGCGATCATCATCTGTTGCCAATATGATATTTTCTTTTGGATATCTCTCGATAATATCACGCATTTTATCCACATGGGATTTCTTATCCGGGTCTATACTGAAATCAATATCATAGTTTTTCTTGGTTTGAATCGATTTTAATCCGTCAATCATGCGGAAATGACCATTCGACGCAATGACTCGATATTGTTTATCGGGTTCGAGCGAGAGCAAATATCTCTCAATAATCGAACATTTGGTAGGTGATTCGACAATCACAAGAAATGAGCGAGAGAGTGTGGTTTTTGTTTTTTTTGACATATGATAATATAAGTATAAACTTATTTTATAAGTATTATTAGACCAATGAATTATAAAAAAGCATGCCAAATCTTAGAATTAGACCCAACCAAAATCTCTCCGAATCAAATCAAAAAACAATATCATTATTTTGCTTTAAAATATCATCCAGATAAAACGACAGAACCAGAATCTGCTATTAGATTCCTAGAGATAAAAGAAGCGTATGAATATTTAATGAATGATATAGGAACTGTAGAAGAGGATGATAATCACGAATTTGAAGATTGTCCAGATGATGCCGAAAAAATACGTTTCTATAAAGAATGCATGTCTTTTGTCGGGACTCTTTACAACAATGATTTTTTTCAAAGGCAAATATTTCATCCTTTAATGAAGAGAATTCTCTCGTATAGTGAACAAAAAAGTCTGGCATATATTCAAACATTAACTACAAAACAACTCTCCGTGATTCTACAAATCTTGAATAAATACAGTGATGTATTTTATTTGAGTTCTAAATTCATATTACAAATCGAAAAAGAAATCGCATCGAGAGAAAAAAACGAAGAGAATTCATTGTCTCCTCCTGAATATTATATTGTATTAAAACCAACTCTAAAAGAAATGAAAGATGGAATTGTATATCGTTTAGAAGAAGCCGAACAAACTTATCATGTTCCTCTTTGGCATTCTATTCTCTTCTATGAACCAAACCTAATTGTTAAATGTGTTCCTGATATTAATGATGATAATCTCTCCATCGACATCTATAACAATATTCATATCTCCAGGAATTATTCCGCTGTCGAATTGCTGGAAATGGAGTCGCCTCTACATATTGTAGAAGAAGGATGCTTTGATTTTACGATACCTGTTGCTGACCTACATATGAAAAAATATCAAATAATTACTTTTGCGGGTCAAGGGATACCGATAGCAAATGAAAATGCGCCGTTGGATGTGTCGAAAATATCGAATGTTTATTTACATATAAGGATTCAATAATCAACGAATACATTGGACAGGTAAATAAATTGTTTTCCAATCCATAAAGAAGAATGACATGATGATTTCAATTCCGATTTGCGATTTGGAGTATTTGCTTAATACAGCGACCGCAAAATTAGGATTTGGGATTTGTATTAAAGGAATGGTCGGTTTAACATAGGTTTCAGGATTAGTCGGAAATAATACACAACCTCTAGCCCCTATATCGATAATTCTGATTTCTTTCGTGTTTTGATTCCATAAGAATTGTAATTCCCATAAATCACAATCCTCTTCTAATAAAACTGTATATTGAAATTGTTCAGGACAAGAATCATCACGAACACACTGGATGACTTCTACACGGTCGATAGCATTTGTCGACATCAATTGTTTCAGGTTTTCAGGATAAATGTGAGACATACTAGAATCCGATTCTATTATGTAATCATAAATGTATAATACACATGTTTTCAATTTTAGTGGGGAACCCAAAAACTTTGCACCAATAAAGATTCCGCCGTTTACAAGGCGGAATCTGAAATGCGCGGTGCAAAGTAAGCCCCTACGACCCCTCCTTTATACAACCCCTCCTTTATACAACCCCTCCTTTCTACGAATCACTGCAAATTAATGATTCTTTAAAGTAGGGAACACTTATTGGGGTTGTGCATGAGGTCTAATGCCGAAATATCCAGGATAATCATCAGAATAATCAAATTTTATCGGCGGTGACAACGTGATTATTTCGTGGTTTTCAATATCAAATAATACATCAATAAAATAGGCTCCAACTTTAAGAGGATTAATATCATATTGGATTTTAATTCTTGTTAGACAATACAATCGTTTTTCTGTATGGTTAAAAATATCATAAATCATACAATCCAACATTTTTTCATTTTTATTGCCATAATCAAATCCATCGGGTAATTGGATAGTTATTAGAGAGAAACATTTCGAGGTTTGAACACGAAATAATCCCAATTCAATGATAGATGAATCATGACCATACGCATTCGCATAAATCATAAGAGGATTTTCTATATCTGGATACATCATATAAATTTGGTTGAATTCAGGTTCATAGATTTTATTGAATTCAAATCTTGTTTCTGAAATGATTTGTTGTTGATTAAACTGAACACAATGAAAATAATCATAATTGTCCAAATCCCCATAAATAATATTAAAATCGGATAAAGAACTTGATGCTTTAATTGAATTTCTACATATTCTACCTGTTGTATTTCCGATAGAACCA